CCCGAAAGTCATGATCCGCACTCTTCATCTCTCAAGCCTTATCAGCTATCAAAATGAATTCAGTGAATGCGAAAAACGTTTCGGGCCGTCCCGGAGTTACAGCGCGAGCTGCAACTCCCTATCAGGAAATGGGCAACCTGGCAAACCAAGCCCCCACTTCAGTTTCGACAATTTCCAAATGGATGAGCAGTGATGCTCTTCTATGCGGATTAGGAGCCCCCTTGTGGGACCCCGTACTTGTCAGAGACACATATGATGAAATTAACACTCTCATCGGAAGTGGTACCTCGGCACCTCCTCTCGACTTACTCCCATACGACTGCTTTATCAAGGCAGCCCATATGACTCAATGGTACACAAATACTGTTGCTCTATGGCGTACTAGTCTTAACGGATTAGATTACGGGGAAAAGATAAACGAAAAAACCATGGATGGGATACTGGGTGCGTTACATATACGTACTAAGTCTCTCCTTGTGGGACGGTTATGGGCATATGCGAAATATGGATTGATGGAAAAGTTCTGTAAGTGGGCAACGGCCACCCTTTGGGCGTCGATGCTAAGACAAACTGAATTACCCCCCATTCCAAACTTCGTGGTGGAATCTAAAGGCAGTCACCTGACATACCTGTTTGATAACCCACACTGGATTAAGTTGTGTAGTTTTGTACAGAAGTGTTCTACTAAAAATAGGAAAATGCTTTTGGAAAGAATAATGATCACACTTACTAAGGATATATACATGACGAAAAACGCCTCACTCGCTGTCGACTCGTCCTTTGTGAAGGAGAATCTGGAGAAGCACAAGAAGATTATGTGTACTCCCATGGCCGAAGACCCTCTCAGTGACCGGATGGAAAAACTCATGATTGAGTCCATCCAACAGTGTGCTGATGATATCTTCGGTAGGTTACCAATACAAGACGATAAAATAAAGACAGTAAAAGGAGTAGAAAAGACAATAAAAACAGTCCCATTAGAGGTCAGTCCTCCTTCAAGGCTTCCATCCCTAGGCGCCTCGGTCAACACGAACCGAACCAAGGGGGGAGCTGCCGGTGATCTTCTTAGATCGCACGGCGAGAAGTATCTTCTACCTGAACCCCAGTCTGGATACCTACATAGCTATTGTACATACAAGACACTATATTCAGACGTTCGCACTCCTCATGACCCGGAACTTTACGCCGAGGCGGAGAAAGCTTCGCGGTTGGCAGCCTTTACTCGACATTCTGTCGAAGCTCAGGTTGTCCCGCTGCTCGAGGCATTTAAAGTGCGAACAATAACGAAAGGGGACGCGGACCAGTATCATCTGGCGCGTAGGTGGCAAAAGGTCATACATGGAATAATGCGACGACAACAAAACTGTCGATTAATTGGCCAACCGTGTAACTCGGCTTATCTTTCTCAGATATTCGGTAACTCACCATACTTTCCGGAAGGGAAGACGGATGGGTTCTTCGTGTCTGGAGACTATGAGTCGGCCACGGATCTTCTTCACCCTTTTTTATCAGAGGTGACGAATGAGGCAATCGCACAACGTTTACGAATCCCGCTCGAAGACCAATGGGTCTTGAAGCAGTGTTTGACAGGACATGATTTAAAATACGAAGCTAAGGGCAATCTTCACAAACAACAGTGGGGACAGCTAATGGGTTCTCCAACTTCCTTCCCGGTTCTCTGTCTGATAAACCTCGCGGCTACGAAAGTGGCTTACGAAGAGTATTTCAGGTCAATCGGTCGATTAGGGAAGAAGGAGTACTGTGTGCTAGAGGAACTTCCTAT